CGTATCGTGAGTTCGTCGCGGAGTTGGAGGCGGCTAAGGCGGCGTGACCGATTCTTTGAAATTAGTCAGTTTTAGTTGTTGACTTTGTTATCAAAACAATGTTATAATAGTACCCTATTGAGATGAGAGAGTTAATTATGAATAAAGAGTTACCAACCCCGTTACCCATGTCCTACATCAAGTCCGCCTACATGCGGTGGAACTATGGGAATGAGATTTCCCAAGAGTGGTGTTCCACTCTTTCCAACTTCGTTTATAACCTGCGTAAGTACTATCAGCACGACCAGTGTGTCGTTCTCTACGCAGACGTTTCAGAGTTCTGGAACAACCCTAACCTTGAGTTTCACCTTCGATAGGAATACCTTATGTTCAATAAAAACATGATCTTTAAGCGCAACGAGACTGACCAAACTTTCACTTACTTCTACAACCGTACTCGTGATGTCTTCACGACACGTCTAGAGTTTCTCCAGATGGAGGGTGACACTGACATGATCATCTGCGACAACACTTTGTCTGCCCAAGATGTCGATGTCCTTTTCAACTCGATCTACGGTGATGAACAGTATGCTTACCATCCGGATCTGAATGTCGCATGATAAAGTTTAACGCTGGCGACTTTGTCTATGGCCCTTCCCCGCTTGGTTTTGAGTACCGAGCGGTGTATCAGGTTATCGAACAAACCAACCCTGATCGGGTTCTCTGTCGTTCTTTTATTCACAAGATCGAGTATGTTTATCCCGTCGCGGATTTGGAGTTCATTCATGAAGGATAAGTTTACCAAGTTTTTTATGGAGATTGCTCACTCCACTGCAAAACTGAGCACTGCAAATAAAGCACAAGTGGGTGCGGTCATTGTCAAAGATGATCGCATCATAAGTATTGGGTACAATGGTATGCCTTCTGGGTGGTCTAATGAATGTGAGGAGTGGGTTGCTAATGATGGCGTTACCTTCAAAGTCCATGAAGAAGACAAAGACATCTACGGTCACTATAAATCTAAACCAGAAGTGCTTCATGCGGAAGCTAATGCAATCACCAAACTTGCGAAGTCAACCGAGTCGGGTGAAGGTGCAACCATGTTTACGACACACTTGCCGTGTATTGAGTGTGCCAAATTGTTATATCAATCAGGAATAGAGACGGTTTACTATGATATTGAATACAATGCAAGTAGGGGAAAAGGTAAAGACTTTCTTCAGAAAAGCGGAGTTCAACTTAAAAAACTGGGGGATGATAATGTCCAGTAAAAAGTTTTTTGTATATGGTGTGGTATATCCTATTGCCTTTTTGTGGGATTTGGTGTACTATATCATAACTGGGATCTACAATGTTGCGACATGGGTAGATGAAAACGGTGGTGAATATTTGGAGTCTAAACTCAAGTGAACATCTTTTATCTAGATCCGGATCCAATCCGATGTGCTGAACAACACTGCGACAAACACGTCGTAAAAATGATCGTCGAGTACGCTCAGTTGATGTCTACAGCACATCGTATTATCGACGGTACCGAGTGGGAAGGTCGTACTACCAAGGGTCATCGTATCCGTCGGTTCTTTCACCCCGACCCTGACATGCAAGAGAGTCTGTACAAGGCGTGTCACCTCAATCATCCCTCAGCAAGATGGGTACGTCAGTCTGCGGCAAACTATGGGTGGTTGTATGAGATGTGGGTTGCATTGTGCCACGAGTATACTCACCGGTATGGTCGTAAACATCTGACCCAACTTAAACTGGAGTACACGTTGTTGATTCCACCACTGGCAATCAATGCGGAGAAACGGTTCACCCAACCTACTCCTGCAATGGCGCAGTTCCCTCACTGTATCGTCGAAGGTGATTCACTTGCCTCGTATAGACAGTTTTACTGGGAAGATAAATACGCATTCGCAAAGTGGACAAATCGTCCTAAACCTGAATGGTGGATTAAGTATGAATGGGAAAGGAGACAAACAGAGACCATCCTCGGTTGATGATCAGCAAGTTGCTGACAACTGGGATAGGATCTTTGGTAAGAAAGACTTTTGGACGCATGATTGTCCGATGGATAGGACATCGATATCCATTGCCAAAGGTCAACATTGTAATTGGTGCGGTATAAATGAGAATGGAGAACTAGATTAATGTCTACACTGAAGATTACCGGTTTTAATACCAAAGCAAGAAAGAAGAAAAAACCACTTCCGCGTCGTCAAATCAAGACGTTGATACCAGTCCCAAAATGGGACACCCTAAAGAAGGCGAAGACCGAAGAAGAACAGATCGCTGCCTTCAAAGATTGTGAGGCGTTTGTTCACGGTGAAGTATCCGAGAAGGAATGGTTGCATTCTATGAAGAAGTGGATCCGTGATCACTCTGGATTCGGTGTAGATATTCGTGCGTTACCAGACATATACATAGTATCTGTTGCTAAACAAGGATGGAAAGCAATACGTCTGGGGTTTATGCCAGATTCATACGTTGAGTCTTTGCGTAGGATTCTAATTCCTATGTATGATCGTGCGGAACAAACCCGTGCAAACATGCATCGTGAACCACCAATCCACCCTAGTCTTCAAGATCTAGACGATGATCACAAACTGCATCCGGATAAAGTTAAAGTATGGATTGCTGCATGGAAAGATGGGAAGTATACTGACGCTGTGTCTAAAATGTATATTTCTAACATGCAATCTTATCTTCGGACTGGATGTTGGCAAGATGACTGTTACGGATTAAACCGTGACAAAAGAATTACCCCAATATGTGTCGCCCTTGCTTATGATAAGGATGGCTTTGCCAAACGAACTGTAGGAGTATATTACCCTGATTTATGCAGAGTATGGAAAGGTGAAGGGATTGATGACTGAGGTCGTCGAACCCGAATTAAAAGATGTGGTAATGACCAAGAAACGTTTTCAAACCATGATCGAAGAAGTGGTTATAAGACTGGATATGAATTACCTTGACTCAATAATTTACCTATGTGAGAAATACACAATCGAACCTGAAGACTGCAAGAAGTATATCAGTCCGGTCATCAAGGGTAAACTGGAGGCAGATGCAAAACGTCTCCGGTACATCCAACAGGACGATTCGGTATTACCCATAGACTGACGAGAAAAAAACATGTATACGTTTACTAGTGAGAGTGTTAGCGCGGGACATCCAGACAAAGTCGCAGATGCGATATCGGATGCCGTTGCAAACCATCTTATTAATTATAATGAGAACAACCGTGCAGCAATCGAGACTATGGTCACCACCAATTTGGTAGTGTTATCGGGTGAGTACAAAAGTGATAAGTTCAACGAAGATCAGATCGCACAGATTGTTAGGGATACTGTTAAAGAGATCGGTTACGAACAGGATGGTTTTCATTGGAAAAACTTAGAGATCATCAACAGGCTGCACGGTCAGTCACCGGACATCGCACTAGGTACCGATAATTTTGGTGCGGGTGATCAGGGTCTTATGTTTGGTTATGCAACTAAAGAAACACCGGACTATATGCCTCTCGCAATCAATCTCAGTCACGATATTTTGATTGGTGTCCTGAAGTACCTGCCATATGGCCCTGATGCGAAGGCGCAGGTGTCTGTGGATTATGATTCCGTTGGTAGACCCATACGTGTCAACAAGGTTGTCTGTAGTGTTCAACATAGAGAAGATCAGGACATCGATGAAACACGGGGTGTTGTTCGGGGAGTCATGGAACGAATCTTATCGTTCTGGGCAGATGAAGACACAGAGTACCTGATCAATCCTACCGGTAAGTTTGTCATTGGTGGGCCTGATGGTGATGCGGGTGTTACCGGTCGTAAGATCATTGTTGACACCTATGGTGGATATTGTCCTCACGGTGGTGGTGCATTCTCAGGTAAAGATCCTACTAAGGTAGATAGGTCAGGTGCATACATGGCACGTTACCTTGCAAAAAACATTGTACATTCCAAAGACGTGGATAACTGTACAGTACAACTGAGTTATGCGATTGGTGTTAAAGAACCAACCAGTCTATACGTATATGCAGACGGAAAGATCCGAGAAGATTTGGTAGACTTGATAAAAGACCATGTAGATTTAACACCGCGTGGAATAATTGATAGGTTTAATTTGTTTAAAATAGATCTTACTCAAGCAACCAACTATGGTCATTTCGGTAAGGACTTCTTGCCTTGGGAGAAACTTGACCTCTTCTAAGAACGCACTGTTACCTTATGGTACTAGTTCAAATATGCCCGCGATTGAGTTACCGGACAATGATTTGTTCTTATCTCAACGCGGGTCTCTCGCACGTAATTACTTTGAAAACAAAATAGATCTATTGAATGCAGAATATAGAAAATTGGTAGAGCTTGCCAATTTGAACGAATTAGTGTATACTGCATCTTATAACTTCACACCTCGGGTAGGAGTGGAGTACCATCTTTACCGTATTGACGGTAAGGTGATTCTAAGTTTGATTGAACCTGAACGTTGGGATCAAGAGTTCTTAGGGTCATATGTATTCACTGCTGATTCTGTCTGGCAACCACTTGCCAAACCGGATTAGTTTTGATACTATATACATTGTCACGTATACTGTGACGACAAATAAACTAGAAACTATACATTGTTCATACAAGGAAAAAACATATGTCATTTGCAAACCTTAAACGTAACCGCAACAACATCTCTGATTTAGTTGCCGCTGCCACCCCCGAAACCAAAGACAAGAAATCTTATATTGACGAACGTCAGTGGAAACCTACTGTTGATAAAGCAGGTAATGGTTATGCTGTAGTTCGCTTCCTGCCTGGCAAGGATGGAGACGTTCCATTCGTACGATATTGGGATCATGGTTTTAAAGGGCCAACTGGTCAGTGGTACATCGAACGATCTTTGACTTCTATTGGTCAACAAGATCCTGTATCAGAAATGAACAGCGAGTTATGGGCGACAGAGTCTGACGACAACCGTGCGATCGTTCGCGAACGTAAACGTCGTCTACACTATGTTTCCAACATCATAGTCGAGTCTGATCCATCTAACCCTGAGAATGAAGGTAAAGTATTCCTTTTTACTTTTGGTAAGAAGATCTTTGATAAGGTCATGGACATGATGCAACCACAATTCCAAGATGAAGAACCGGTTAATCCGTTCGACTTCTGGGAAGGTGCATCGTTCAAGTTGAAGATTCGTAACGTCGAGGGATATCGTAACTACGATAAGTCTGAGTTCGCATCACCCACCGCATTGTCAGAAGATGACGAAGTGTTGGAAGGTGTCTACAATAAGTTGCACGATCTAAACGAGTTTACTGATCCTGCTTCTTACAAGACTTATGATGAGTTGAAGTCTCGTCTTCAGATGGTTCTTGGTGAGGCGCCAAGGGCGATACCAACCACTCAGCAGGTAGCACTGGATGAAAGCCTTGAGCCAGCGCCAATGAAATCGAGTAGTGCTCCAACGCCTGAGGTATCTGAAGGCGACGAAGACACGATGTCATTCTTTGCCAAACTCGCGAACGAAGACTAGGACGCATATGCACTCGCACGTGTCCCATTGTTCAGAGTCGGAGATCGCATTGATCTTTGGCTCTGGACACTTTGATTGACGTTTGATTCACTTGTGGAGTTCACAGAGTTATCCTGTATTATTACTGGTGCGCCCTGTGAACTTCCCACATTGGTAACACTCTCTGTATTGATCGCATTCGTGATCTGATTCTCTTCATTAATTGCCTGTAACGACTCCGCATTAAACCTTTGACGCAACACCTCAATGTTTTCAGAAGATAATGCATCCCCACCTATTACCTCAGTACCTTCTACAGTCGACACATTGTTTGTCGTTGTATCATTAGATGTTATAGAAGAAGAACCCTCTGGTGCATCTATTCCCGCCGCGGCATACCATTCATCAGGAATTGGATTTAGGTTAATCGAACCCCCACCGAAAGTCTTACCAAACACTTCCACTGAAGGCACCTCAAACTCCAAGAAGTCTGGAGGTATCATTTTTGGGAGAAATGACTTAGTGACACTTGCAACTTGTTGCCCCGCATCTGATATCTCTAAACCATCGACGCCAAAGAAACCAGAGATCAAACTAACCACATCTCCGATAAGGTCTATAATATAATCAAAGACGCCTGCAAAGGTAAAGGAGTCTAAGAAGTTTTCTACTTTTTCGAGTCCAACTAAACCCGCAAACCAACTAATAATGTCTTTGGGTATGTCTAAGAAGATTGCGAAGAAGTCTACCACTGCCTTAAAGATCCCCCGAGTGAGTGCGCCAAGACCGGCAAGGAATCCACCAGATGACTTTGCAAACTCCTCAGTGATGTTTGTGAACAACTCATAGATTGCTACAAGGGGTGCCGCAAATCGACCTAGTAATTTGCCAACGGACTTCAGACCTCTGACTAGAGGATTGTTTGCTAATGACTTACCAAACTCCTTTGCCTTATCAAGAAAGGGTTTGAAAGGTTCCACGAACTTAGCGACATCATCTGCGATGTCTAGTCTGAAGAAACCTTTTACCATATCAAATGTCTTTTTAAAAAAGTTACCTAATGACTTGAACTTATCACCGATGAAGGTGAACATACTTCTTATGGGATTAAAGATGTTTCGGTTGATCAATTTTTCTGTCTGTAAAGCAAACCCTTTAACAAAATTAGCAGCGAACCCAACCAGACCCGCACCAATAGTCAGTATCGGTACATCACCAAAGAAGGAAGGCAACTCTTCTTTTTCTGGTTTCTTTACAGGTGATTCTTCATCCTGTACTGGTGGTTTGAGACCATTTTCCTCTCGACGTGCTTCTGCCGCAAGGCCGTACTCTTTACGCACAAGACCAAGGAAATCTTCAAACTGTTCGTTGAGTAGTTCGAGTCCAGCGAAACTGTCACCTTCCATCTCGATCAGAATGTTGGTCTTATCAACCAACATCCCCAACGTTTCGTTGGTTTCCATGTTTGCCAGTACTACGTCATCCAGTGTTATTGCCATGTTTTGCCTTCTCTTTAGCTTCTTTTTCTTCTTCCAGTGCTTGAAGTAGGAGAATGGTATGAACCTCTTTCTCCCACGGTATCATCATATCTAGTTCTGTCAATGTGTAATTATGATGCCTCTGCAACAAAAAGTTTACTTTAAAATAATTGGAAAGCTCTTCATGCGCGAGGCATATCAAAAAAAACTTTGGAGTCCTTTTATTTCAATGTCAGAGGCAGTAGTACATTTCTGACATATTAACTCTAGATTGTACTTCACTGCTGGTGCATCTTCAAAAAACTTCGTGATCAATTGGAACTGATCTTTGGTCATGGACTCTAGGAATGCCATCACACTCTCGATCGGTTCGTCTTGAACATCTATCTTTTCGTCTCCACTGATCACTTCCTTGATACTTGATGCAATCAATGAGAAACCTACATCTTCTTCTCCGCCGGTCTGTGGTACATCCTGATAACTAGGATACTTCATCACCACAGTCACAGTATCTGATATCTTAATTACTGGGTTTGCAGTCGTCTCAGTGACCTCAATTTCATTCAAAGGTATCGTCACCTTTTGTTGACTCTCACAATGGGGACACTTGACTAGTATTTCACTTGTCTCCCCTGTCGACTTCGATCTCAACTGGATAAAGATATACTCCAGATCAAACGTTGTCAGATTGCGTACGTCAATTCCCTCAACACATGCAGCGATCGTATCATGCACCGCATTCATAATCTGTTTGGGATCCTCTGACGATGATGCCATGAGAAGGATCTTCTCTTCTTTCACAAGGTACGGTCTGTATCTCAATTCCTGTCCGGTCGAAGGGACGGTCAAACTGTACTTGGGTGTTTCGTTTAACTTAGGTAGTGCCATTATAAAGCTCCAATATTAAAATAATAAATCTGATATCTTCTTTCCAAGTTTATCAAATGTGTCGTTAACTACTTTTCCTGCCTTCTGTGCCGCGTCTGAAGTGACGTTGACATTAGTATCAATACTACTCGATCGATTACCGTTTACTGCCTCACCTGTCCAATACCTGTATGCGAACTCTACGGTGATTTCACTTGTAACACCCTTCCGGTCATCACTGAGTTGTTCCTGAGTGAATGAAATAGGATATGCATCCTTGAGTACCCACCGGTAAACCTCACGTCCAGATTGGCGTATATCCACGTCTAGACCCACGTTAACGTTGATTGGGCCAAGACCCACACTCTTGTTAGAGTTGATACCCGCGAAAGCGATACCACGATCCAACTGTGAGATCTTGATGTCTCTCATGTACATCTTAGGGTATGCGACCGAGAGATGTCCTTCTACAGTATCATCATATCTAGACACAATTGTTTGTTGCCAGTCTTCGATATACTGTCGTGTCAACTGATCATTGAGTACACGAAAGGTCATAGAGACCGCACCGTTTGAATATCCATAGGGTACTTTAGTCTGATCCACTCCGATGTTTCTTTCTACTGTCAGTATGTTTCGTGAGGGTAACGTTATGTTG